TGCGCTTGTAGATAGTTGCCAGATGTGCTGGCATTATAATTCGCCAGCGTGTTATCAAGTGACGCAGCGGTTTGTTGCAATGCAAGCGGAGCATTTGGATAAGTTGTTTGATACAATTGTTGTGCTGTGCTTGCCCCTTGGCCATAGCTACCAGGATGTGCCTGATTGGCTTGAATGTAGCCTTGGAACGCTGCGTTCTGTTGTGCAGTCCTTGCACTACCAAGATTGTAAAGCGAGGGACCACCAGCAACAAAACCAGCAGCCGATCCAAGCCTTGTCTGTAGCAACGCATCGCGGAGTGCGATATCGCGCTGTAGCGCGTCACCAGTTGTTTGGCCAGAAGATAAGAACTGCGAGGCTGCTCCAAATCGCGCAAGTTTGCGAGCCTCGCCAGCAGCACCAGATTCGACAGCTTCCTGCACAGCAGGCGCGACACCAAAGATGTTGCCTCGAACTGTTTGAGCAGCGCGAGCTGCCTGCTCGTACTGCCTGCGCTCGTCTGCACCAAGCGTAGAGCCAAGTCTTAATTGGTTTAAGGCTTCTTGTTCTAACTGGCCTCGCAATTCTTCAGTCTGTTGCGAGGTAGTTGCAGGCAATTCTTCAGTTGCCAATTTCCTGTATTTATCGCCCAAGGCAACGGCAGTCTCGTAAGCTTTCGGATCAATCTGCTTTAGCTGATCGCTGGCACGTTCCTCTGGAAGTTTAAGGAATTCTCTAAAAGATGTGATTTCCTTCTGGCCAGTTGTATCCAATGCGGTGATTGGTTTAAAGCCTGCAACCTGCGACTGCGCCGAGGTAATTGCCTCGTTGACGCTCCTGCTGTCTTCGTTAAGAGTTTTGAGTGATGCCTCAAGCGGAGCGCGCCTTTCGTCATCAGCCTTTAGCTTCGAAAGCAATTCATTGGTTGAAGCAATTTTTTCGTTAATTCCAACAATCTGAGCATTGCCTCGATCAACAACCGACTTGAGCGAATTTAGCTTTGCATCGTTGTAATCGTTTATGATCTGATCGTCGGAAACCTGGAAGTTAAGCTTTGTACCAAGATCAGATGCGCCGTAGTTCCTGGCTCCAGAGAGTGCAGATAACGCACCGCTCAGTCCAGTTGCCCCAGCCCTAATCTGCCCAGCAGCAGTATTTAATTCGCCTGCTTGCTTGGTGTAGCTCTCGTCAAGCTTCCTTGCTGCTACTGCTTCTGCTGATTTAAATTCTTCGTCTGCCAAGTACTTGTTGTAAGCGTCATCAAAACTCTTGGCCATTCCTGCTGGGTCTTTTGCGTACATTGTATAAACTTTGCCGTCATGCCTATGGGAATAGGTGGAAACACCAGCTAGGAATTGGTTGTAGTCAGGAACTCTAGGACTTCCGTCTACATTGCCTGGGCTTCTTCCGCCACTCGGATAAAGTGCCATTATCCCAGCATCGCCACCAATGCTTGGCTTATACTGTTTTTCGAAAAATTCTTGTTTTGATAATACTGCCATATTAAACGCTCATGTTCGGCCTAGAAACATTTGTTCCAATGGTTGAAAAATAATCAACAGGAGCTGCGCCCTGCGAGAACGCAACTTCTGGTTGAACTGCGCCATATGGGCTTTGCCCATAAAGACGAGCAAACTGAGTTGTCATCTGCTGACCAAGACCCTTGTTCAAGGCAAATGCTTCTGGCGAGTACTCGTACTGCCTACGAAGCGATTCCAAGGTGCGCTGTGCGCCAAACTGACGTTCCAGCTCAAGATTCGACTTTACGGATGCAGCCTGGTCTAATGCCGACAACTGCCTCTCCAGCTCCCTCTGCTGTGGCATGTATTGCATGCGAAGCTTGTTCTCAAGCTCGGCCATAGCAGGAGATTTCTCGATATAGGTATCAATGTTCTTACGATACATTTCAGCATTAGCCTGCGCTACTGCTGTTGGGTCTGGCGGTGGGGGCGGTGATGGAATTGAGGGTGATCCGCCCATATTAGTTCAATGCCTTTCTCATAAATGTATTGTAATCGTACTCCTTTTGTTTGCCTAAACGTTTAAAAGTTATGCGCTTGCGTGGTCCGAATCGATCCAACAGGATCAATAGCAAGCCTTTGAGTGGGGCTACCGACTCAGCATTTCTAATACCACTAGTAGCACACAAGTCAACAAAGATATTGTCTCCATGCTCGTCGTGGACGTAGTGACCCACTTCAGAACCACTATTTACGCACCTAGCTAGGGCAACGCCTAAAATCTCATCATTCCTGTTCCTTAATGTACCCATAAGTCCCTGCTTATCAAACCATGCCACCCACTCCCTAAAGTTAGGCCACATCGCCTCGGAAACACCACTTTTCTCAAGAAACTCTACCTGGGTCATATGTTTTGCTGAATCTGAATTGTATCTGGATTCGCTGCCATAATAACCCCGCGAATAGAGAGCTTCCTACTAGCAGCCTCAACTTTCATCTTGATATTGCGCCACTTGTCATATGACCTAAGACTATCCGCCCTGCGCTTGACAACCTTCGCGCTTAGTGTCGCTGGGAGTGTAAATGGAAGCGTCAAGCTGTCAGGCGAGGTTGTGTCAACATTCGTGCCAAGAATAATGTCGTTACCATCTGTATCCCTGCGCATACTTATCGTCGCATTGGTAGATCCAGAATTGAAGAATTCAATCTCATAGTGCGATCCGTACTTTAGGGCAAAGCGATCATCAAATTCATACGCCTTTGTGACCACCCTGCTCGTATAGCCAGTACCAAAATCTTGGAACCCTGTATTTATGTCAACTGAATCTGAATCCTTATAATCCGTAAGGTGACCAACCCTTGAGTTGGTTGTGCCTATGCAAAGCTTAATTGTGTTTGTAGAGAATCCAGAAGTAAAGCTTGTCTCAACCATCCTCGCTGCTGCTACCTCCCACAAGCCTTCGAAGCAGTTGAAGATTGAGTTGTAAACCAATATATGGCTCGGCTTGGTTGCTGAATCTAGAGGTATGGCGAGGAGGTATCGATTGTTATGGAATGTGGCATTGCAGGTATCGATAAAGCTTCTGTTGATCCTTGCGATGATATCCTTAACTGGCTCGCTTATTGTGAGGCCAACTGTGGAGAAGTCATCCGCCAAAGACCTTGAGATTGATCGTATGCCGTCATTCGCCAAGAAGAATACGTCCTTGTTTACTAGGGCAACTGATCTGCCTGCGATACAACCAATCCTATTTGAAATTGTTTGAACAGTCCACTCTGCTGCGCTATTGGTAAGCGACAACACGCTTGTTCCTGATGTCACAGTCGTGCTTGGCGTGACATCAACCAGGTAGATCCTATTCCTCTTAAACACGATGATCTGGAATCCGTAGAAGGGTTGGATTGCAATAATATCTTCACCATCGTCACCACCCACAATGATTGAATTTGTAGTCTTCCATATCTCTGGATCGAGAATGTCAGAGGCGTAAAGAGTGTTGCGACTCTCGCCTGTGCCTACTGCGAATAGGCGATTGGTGAATGATTTGATTAGGCGCAGGCCAGTAGGGGCTAATTGTGTTGAGATTACTCCAGTTGCAGTTGCTGCGGTTCCAGATGATGGTGGTGCTATCGTTATAGTTGGTGCAGATGTATATCCAGAACCACCATTGGTAACTGTTATTCCAGTAACAATACCACCTTGTGATGCAGCATAAGATGCAACTGCTGTTGCTGTTGTGCCATAACCCATTTGTGGTGCAGAAACTGTTACTGCTGGTGCTGATGTATATCCAACGCCTGGATATGTGATTGACACAGATGCAAGTTTTGTTCCCTGCCTATAATTCGTTGCTCCTGTGGTTCCATCGCTAAACTGCAAAAAACTCTGTCCGTCTGCCCAAAATAATTTATTGTTTAGCTGGGCAAACTCAATTTGATTTGTGGAATTTGCAGATGTTCCGCCAGTAGTCGAGAACGTGCTTGAACCTGTATTGTAAGAATAAAGAGATCCGTTTGTGGCCAGAATAATTGTCTCAATGTTTGGCGTATCGAAATAGAACAGACCTTGAACTGTGCTTGCCGTAGAAAAGCTTGTCGAAACTGTTTCAATCCCCTGGCGAGTCTGAAGATTGCCATTGGGCGAAATGGTCATGTTAAGCAGCTCGGAGGCTGCGTTATCCGCAATAAGATTGGGGCTAATGCCAGATACCTGGCCACCATCAAAGCTGGGCGTGACAGCTACCGACAGTACATCATCTGTTGCATCCGTGAAGTACGGCATGGCTTTAGATGATCTCTTCTAAACCAAGTTCGCCAAGAGAGGTTGGGGTGATCTGCTTCATTCCGCCAACCTGGCTCAATTCGTAGTTCGCCATAGATGCCAAGTCGGTATTGGCAGTCTGAACAACAAGCTGCGCCTTGCCATACTGACGCTCGCGCTCAAGTGCGTCGGCATGCGTCAATGCTAGTACCACATGACTGACATGCGGAAGGCGAAGTTCGTCACCAATTGCGTTGCTGGTTGGGGGAAAGTCTACAATGTAGTTCGAGCGAGTAAGGCATTGGAGCTTTTCGATTACTTTTAGGGTAGTGGTGCTGGTTGTTTCTAGGGCAGGGTAAACATCAATTTCTGCAATACCTGAAGAATTGCGTCCCTTGAAGTAATACGCCTGCGGTGTGCCAGTTCTGTCAATGTCGAGAAGGTCGGCATCCTGCGATATAATCGTTGCAAGATCCATTGGTGTAAGTTCGTCATCTCCCCATGCAACGGATAGAGGTGTCTCTACATTTGTGCCAAGGGCTACTGTTCTGCTGGCTATATCTGTAATCGCATACGTCGAATTGGTAACAGTTTCGCGCCAAGGCGCAAAGTTCCAAACGCGCCGATAGTTTAGGGCTGCTGCCTTTTGCAGGAACGTGATAGTATCAGCATCGGTCTTACCGATCTTCTCGCCTGCAAACTGAGCGATTTCGGTGATGGTCATTTGCTGGCCAGTTGTGCTTCTAGACTGTCTACCTTTGCGGAGAGTTGTTGGATTGCTTTGACCAATACTGGAATCAACTTGCCAGGAGTCATTGCGAGCTGATCTTTATTCTCATCCTCAACAAGACCAATCCAATTCGCATTATGCTTATTTACAACATCCAAAGATTCTTGAGCAATAAATCCAGCATCAGTTAGCCCTACTCGCATTCCATCGCGCTGGTTCCATGTGAATTTAACTGGACGAAGATCTTTAATAAATTCAATTCCAACTGAAATGTCCTCAATATTGCTTTTATCCCTAACATCAGATAGTGCAGAGATCGTGGCTGTCTGACATCTTAATGTGGTAATTGCGGAGTTTCCAAGAACAATTGTATTTGATGCCGTAGCGCCGCCAGTTGTATTATTTGCTGAATTTCCAATAAATGTATTATTTGTTCCAGTTGTGTTTGCATCTCCAGCAAAATATCCAATTGCCGTGTTTAAAAAGCCAGTTGTATTTCCACTTAATGCAGCACGCCCAACCGCGCTATTGTTACTTCCAGAAGTATTGTCATCAAGCGCGCCTGCGCCAAATGCAGAATTAAATGATCCTGTAGTATTGACTCTAAGAGATTGTTCCCCAAATGCGCTATTAAAGCCTCCGCTTGTGTTTGCTTGTAGTGCGCTATTGCCAACTCCAGCATTTAAAGCTCCAGTTGTATTGCTGCCAAGCGTAGTAAGCCCAAAAGCAACATTAGCTTGGCCTGCTCCTGTGCCAACTGTGAGTCCAGCTATTGATGCGTTGCTGGAGGATGTAAAATTATTAATAGTCCCAGCGGTAAAACTTCTGGCTGTTCCAATCGATCCAGAATAAGTTCCGCCTGTAAGTGTTCCAGTAAGCGTATTTGCTGTTAATGTTCCAATTGTCCCAGCCGTAAAATTGCAAGATCCACCAAGCGATCCAGAAAATGTACCAGTACTCGAATTGATTAATCCAGAGTATGTGCCACCAGTAAGATCGCCTGTCAGCGTACTTGCAGTTAGGGTCTGAACTGTCCCATTGGTAATGTTGGCAGCAGTAGATGTAGTCGTTCCTGCCGTAAGGGTTGGGATTGTTCCAGTAGTGCTATTAAACGTTCCAATGGTCCCTCTGGTACAGGAAAGCGTGCCAATCGTGCCAGAGTTAATGCTTAACGCACACTCAGGGTTAATCGTAGCATCCGCAATCAAAGCGTTAAGCTTCGTATTGGTTACTGTGTCGTTTGCACCAAAGCTGGTTCCTGCTGTAAAATTCGGCATATTTTCTCCTAGTTGTTCCTATTTTTGATTACGTCCCAAGCCATTGAACATATAAGGCCAATAACGCCAGAGAGGGCTAGTATCTTAGTCCTTAGATGCTCCAGCGCATTAACCTTATTAGCAAGATCTCCGTAGTTTGCAAGTGACCTCTCGACCAGCGCATAAAGCTGAACCTGACGCTCTTCCATCCTGGCGAGCTTCAATTCTATGTTCCAAACTTGGTCTTCGCTCATGGCTTAACCTGGCCTGCGTCATGGGCTGCGCCCATGTCGCTGTAGCGTGGGAGTGCGTTGTTGTCTTCGTGCTTTGGTGAGCAGGAACACAGCAAGAGAGCGATAAGAAGTATGATAGGCATTTTAGTAAATGCCCCACTTTCTATTAAGATAATTTCTTACATTATCTCTATCCGAAACTGTCAAATTAACATTGTAATAGCATAGTTCGTATATTTCGACATTAGCGTTAAAACTTCCATTAGTAATAAATTGAACCAAATTAAATGTTGCGGGCGTTACTGGAGTTCCTAGTCTTGATGCGGTTGTTTGATTTGCGTTATTAACCCTAAAAGTAACGTTTCTTGGTAAAGATGAATCAACAAACATTTCGTAAATTTTTGTATCTGTTCCTGGGTCAACACCGCTATCCGTAGGTTCACTTGTTGAATATTGATAAGCAATCCTA